TTAAAGTGGTAAGAGACGGAACAGATGCTTCAACGGAAGTATTCTACAAAGACCACGATGGTTCATTTGTTTCTTTGGGTTCTGATACCTTGGGATCAGTCGGATCGGCTCCATCAGGCTCAGGTCAAGAATTTAGTATCGGTCGTTGGCGTTCTGGTAATCAGAACTACGCTGACTGTTCATTCCAGACGCTAAAGATCACCGCTGATTCAGTAGTTACTCTCGATGTGACTATGGCTGACGGTGAACACAAAGCGTCGTCGTTTACTTGCTCGACAGGTCAAACCGTCACCATCAACAAATCAGGAAACGACCCTGCCGCCATTATTCGTCGCAGTGTCCTGAGATTCGATGGAGCATCTGACTCATTAGTGGGTGTGTTCAACGAGTCGAATACAACTGGCGGGTATTTCTTCGCCTCCTTTAGTGTCAACGGAGACAGTGGCACAACGTCGGGCCGCATTTTCAACATGAAATCGTCCGATTATCATTTGGCATATAATAGTAATCGTTCATTTATATGGTCACTCCGAAACTCGAACTCAAATGACTTGAGCTATTATTTCGCAAGTGCCTACAGAGGAACTCACTCAGGCGGGTTCGACCCTGCCAACGGCGTCATTTTGCACGAAGTCAAAGCCGTCGCCGGAACTCAATTTTCCAAATTGAACGGCGGCGACATTCAATCAGGGTCGCTATCCCTGACAACCTTATCCTCGGAGGATTTCTACATCGCTCAAAATCCTTCTGGAACCGGAAACCCCGCCATCGATTTGGAAGCCCTCTACCTGTTTGACGAGACTCTGACCGACGATGAGGCGACAAAGGTTCGCGATTACCTCAACTCGAAAAGCTCCATTTACTAAGCCATGCCCGAAGAAGAATACATCGACGAACCACTCACTGAACTGGAGCGGGATCAGCTAGACACCGGATGGTTCTATTTCCTAGCCACGCCAGAAGCCTACCCCGCACTGTATGGATACGTTGACGAGTCGCGAGGCTACCCGATTGAGGGTGAAAAGGCTTCGACCCTTCACGGCCTACCACCAGCCGAAGAACTAATGATGGCAACCGACGGCAGTGGTCAACTAATGCTTCAACTCGCAACGTGGAGAGTGTCCTCGGACGATCTCGCCGTCCTTGCCCCTTACATTGCAGTCGGCGAAGTCTCGACCATCACCAAGGCCGAATGGGATGCCATAAAGCCCGTCGAAGACGAAAACCTCTAACCAGAGCAGACCGCAATGTTCCAACACATCACACACCCAATCTCCGGCATCCTAGCATCCATCTTCGTTTTCATGTCTACGCTGCCCGAAAACATCAACGTAATCATCCAGATGGTCTCAGCTTTTCTCGGCTTGATCATCGCCGTCCTCTCTGCTATAACAGCAGTTGAGAAATTCCGTAACCGTAAGAAAAATGATTAACTACATCATCGAAAACAAAGAACAGCTCTTCGGGGTTGTTACCGCCGTCATCGCAGCCGCATCAGCTATCGCTGCCCTCACCCCTACACCGAAGGACGATACCTTCATCGGTAAAGCCTACAAGGTCATCGACTGGCTCGCGCTCAACGTGTTCAAGGCTAAGGATAAGTGATTAGGGAATGTCCGACTTATTTGAAAAAAGTGTAGCTGCCAGAGCTAAAGCTGCCGCTAAAGCTGCCGCTAAAGCTGCCGCTAAAGCTGCCGCTAAAAAATCGGCTAAAGCGGCCACCGAGTTCGATCCTGAAGGTATAAGATATGACGAAAAAACAGGTGCGGAACTTGCGGAGCTAATGCCTTTAAATATAGATAAACCTACGGATAGGCCGACAGAAGAGGAGCTTGCCGCCCTCGCAGCCGGAGATTCCGTTCCCGAAAGAACCCATGAAGGAGCATTTGAAGCGTGGGTGTGGCATCGCGCTAACGAGGATGACCCTAATAGTCCCTTTGATTGGTATAAGCACAAAGGTAGTATTGACCCTAGAAACGGTATGCTCTTAAAGGGTATGGGACACACATCTGTCAAAACAGCTATCGACTATGAAAAAAATCAAGGAAGGCACTTTGTAAAAAGGCCCGATGGAAGATATATCTTACAAAAGATAGAGAAATGATCAAACTACTGACCGCAGCAGCTAAGGCATACATAGCTTACGTCGGTCTCAAACAAAGGACATACGTTTATGAACTGGAAGACGACATTGATGAGCTTGCCGCTGATGGCTCTCCTGCTGCCAAGCTGCGGATCGAACGCTTGGCGAAACGACTCAAGTTTGAACGAGAGCGCATTGCTCGACCCTCCGACGGTGACGCTGGTTGATGGCGTCACGTACCAGTTTGGAGAGGGCCAGCTAAAAGGACGAGGCCAGAAGTTTCACAGCGATTATTCATACCGTCGCGCAATCATTATCGGCAAATGAGTCCAAGTAAAATACTCGACAAGATCCTAGAACTTGTAGCCGCTTACAGAGCGGCTAAAGCCGTCAAGCGTAAGAAGGTTAAGAATCTCAAGAAGGTCGCCATCTGTGTGGGCCACAGCCGGATCGGCGACAAAGGGGCCACGTCCGTCGGAGGCGTAGACGAGTGGTCTTACAACAAGAAGGTCGCAGACCTGCTGAAGAGCCACCTGCGTCACCAAGGAGTCCAATCCGTTGTGTTCGATGACTACCCGTCGGAGAGCTACAGCGGCGCGATGGACTGGTTGGGTCAGAGTATCGCGAAGGAGAAGTGCGACATCGCAATCGAACTGCACTTCAACAGCTACTCAAGCTCGAAAGCAGAGGGATACGAATATTTATATTACCACACCAGCAACAACGGTCGCCGTCTGGCTGAGTGTTTCCGAGAAGCCCACGCTGAGACCTTTAAGGTGCAGTCAGACAGAGGAATCAAGCCGATTGAATCAGATGGTCGCGGGGGCGGGTTCTTGAGGAGCGTGCCGCCGCCAGCCGTTATCTGCGAGCCTTTCTTCGGTAGCTGCCCAAAGGAATGGATTCTCTTTGACGTAAAGCACTCACTACTGGCCGACGTATACGCACAAGCGATCACCAGCTACTTTAAGAACGCATGAGGAACTACCAAAAAGAATACGACAACTACCACAGCAAGCCGGAGCAGAAAAAGAATCGGGCTAGCCGTAATGGCGCACGCCGAAAGATGAAGAAGATCTTAGGCAAGCGGGTCAAGGGCAAGGACGTTGACCACAAAGACGGTAATCCAAGAAACAACTCACGCGGGAACTTACAACTACTCAGCAAATCAAGAAATAGATCAAAAAAGTGAAATCTCTAAAATCAGTCATGATCGCGGGTCAGCGGATCAAGATCCACAAGACTGAGTTAGAGGGGTGCTACGGTCAGTATCTTCATGAGAAGCGGATAATCCAGTTACATAAAAATCTACCGGAACACGAAATCATCCCGACCCTACGCCATGAAATGTTACACGCCGCCTTCCACATCGCTGGTATCTCGTTCTGCGAGAACTTTGAAGAAGAAGCCTGCGTCCGCTGTATCGACGAGGTCTTCTTTCCCGCCTACGAACGAATCCTTAAACGCTTAAAATGAAAAAGAAATCAAAGGTAAACGAGGCAGGCAACTACACGAAGCCTACGATGAGGAAGCGTTTATTTAACTCAATCAAGGCCGGAACCAAAGGCGGTAAAGCAGGTCAATGGTCCGCACGAAAAGCACAACTGCTAGCAGCAAGATACAAAAAAGCCGGAGGAGGCTACCGAGACTAATGAAAAAAGAAGAATTCAAACCACACATGATGTATGACAAGAATGGTAAAGGCTACAAGGCTGAAACCTACGAGCAGCACCTTGCCATGAAGAAGAAAGGCTACGGCCACACTAAGCCATCTACCAAGAAGAAGGCTAAGAAGATTATCCGAAAACGATCTAAACCCCAATCCGGTTACTAATGCCTAAGAAAGCTTCACAGAAATCCCTCGATAATTGGACTGATGAGAAGTGGGGAACCAAGTCTGGTAAGCCGTCGCTTAAAACGGGCGAGCGGTATTTACCAAAGGCTGCGCGTGAGGCTTTGACTGACGAAGAGTATGCCCGAACCAGCCGTAAGAAGCGTGAAGGTATGCGGAAAGGTAAGCAGCACGTCAAGCAGCCCAAAAAGATCGCGGAGAAGACTGCGAGTTACAGGAGCAAGAAAAGGCTCCTGAAGAAAGCGCGTAAGCGCAAATAATGAGTCGTTTCATACTCTACAAACCTACGCCAGAAGATGTCGCAGAAGCGTGTCGAAGATCTGATGCGTTAGGAGAGTTGAGGACATCGTTCACGAATGGTAAAGGCAACATGACTGGCTTCTTAGGTGAGGTCGCTTTCGAGAATACCTTCAAGCAGTTCGACTACGTCGGCGATACGTCCTACACGCACGACTATGAATACAAAGGTCTCAAAGTTGATGTTAAGGCCAAAAGCTGCAACACCCCTCCTAAGCTGGACTACAACGCCTCAGTAGTCAGCACCAAGTTCAGTAAGTTTGAAGCCGACGTATACTTCTTCATGCGAGTCCACAAAGGTCTACGGAAGGTATGGCTTTGTGGTTGGACTCCTAAGAAGACGATCATCCACAAAAAACGATTCAACAAGAGAGGGACTCACGACAAAGACGGGTTCCGCTTCAAGGCCGACGGATACAATATCGAGATTAAGAAGACCCGTCGGCCCGACGCTTTCGAGTCACTCTTCCTCCGGCGGTAGTTTTTTGTGGTGAATATGACCCGTCTTTTTAAAGACGGGCCTTATTCCGTTTGGTGCTACGAGTTCGATAAACTCACTCAGTGGGGCATCCGCGTATAGGTCTATAGTAGATGAGTCTCCTCCCACAGCCTCTATCGCTTCACGAAGGTCTAGCCAGAACTCACCGCAAAGCTCCTGCCTCTTTATCTGAATGTCCTCGTTTGTCATCCGCTCCATAACCTATATCGTAATTCTCGCTGAGATCAATACTCCATAATTTGCCACCGCCCTGTCCTTGGGACATTACGGGACGGACCTTGTTGTTAACCCGACTTGCTTCTTC